TCATACGGTCCTCTTCATAAATTCGTTATGGGCGGCCTCGGTGCGGGCGCGCATCCAGGCATCGAAGCCGATGGCGTCGACGTGCTTCCAGTCGCGGCGCAGCTCCACCCGGCCGCGCAGGATCTTCGTTGCGATCGTGTATGGGCCATCGAGCAGGAGCTGGCCATGGCGCCCCGTGACGTGCACCGCCACCTGGCCCAGCTCCTCATCGGCGTGCGTGACGTTCTTGACGGCCTCGCCATTCAAAATGACATGGCAACCCAGCCACTCCGGCTTGAAGTCCGGGTGGTCGTGATATGCGGATACGCGCATGGTTTCCTCAGGTTTCGGTGTCGGGTGGGCTGTCGGGCCGGCGGTTCTCGGGGATCAGGTCCCAGCCCAGCTCGCGCCGAATCTGCTCAGGCGTTGGCGGCGGGTCAGGCGACCAGATCTAGCGGCCCATGTACTCGAGGACCAACCCTTGTAGCCAAGTATTTCCCATGTATTAGCCGGGACTATGTGTGGAGCAACGAAGCATGTGGATATGGGCGCAGCGAAGTATCAATTATTTGTGACGAAAAACAACACGCTACCGAAACTGTCATTCCCGATGTTAATTTAATGTTATCGTCCGTAATTCCAATAAAACTCGAGGAATCTATGACAAGCAAATACATCGCGACGCTACTTTCCATTCTATTCTCGTCATATGCAATGGCGCAGGAAGCGTACTCTGAAAGTGATTTACTTAATGCCGCCTCCTGCCCTCGCAGCGTGTTTTTAACTGATCCCGGGCGGCAAGGCGTGTTTTATGTGCCGAAAGCTTCTGACCCGATTCTTTCTCTCCCCGAAGGGTTACGCGCAAAATTAAGAATCAGTTGTCAAGCTACGACCTATTACCGTGCCATCGACCTCAACGGCGATTGGGACGTACGATGGTTCGGCGCGAAAGAAAGCCTAGCTGACAACGCCCCTATCTTTAACTTAGTTCTTCCAAACCTGAAAGAGTGGCAAACTCTGAAAGTACCGAGGGGCACGTACAAGTTTCTTAGCCCAATAACTGTTGCTCATGGAAACCTGCACGCCGATGCCCTCTTATGGTTCAGATCTAGCTCAGGCATTACTGTTCGGGGAAACAAACGAGTATATGTGTATCAGATTTTTGGTGGAAATACTGAAGGTGATCCGCATAATACCGGATTTGGCACTGGGCTATCACTCATCAATGCTGGTTATTCCTTCGTCCATGTACACTACATCACGGGATTCGATACAGGGATAAAAGTTAGCGGGGAGGGACTAAACGGGACACAGTACGCCAGGATCGAATTTGCCAGATTAGTCAATAATAACGTTGGAATTTTGTTGACTACGGAAGGTGACAACCAAAAGAACTGGTCAAATGAAAATTCGTATTACGGTGGTAGGATCGAAGGCGTAACAGGCATTAAGTCAGTGCTCGCACTTGGCCAGATCGACGAATTTAATAACAACAAGTTTTATAACATAGGCTTTGAGGGATTGGACGTTGGTCTTGATTTGAATTCCTTCAAAATGAACTATTTCTTTGCGCCGAGATTTGAAGATACTCCGAAACCGATTGTTTTCCACGACTCCATCTCAAGGCATAATTCATTCATCTCTTCTCGTATACAGGAGTCAGATTTCTTTTACAAAGGAGTCGGACACAGAGCTGCGCCGGGTACGGTGGTCCTCGGCCCATTATTGGGCAGTTTTTCTGACGCACGCATGGCCGGAATGATTTCAAGCACATCCGATACAACCCCTGATACATTCGATGGTAGTTTCACCACAATTCGAGTAGATAACGTGGGTAAAACCACGAACGATAATTTTGAAGGAAAAATCGCTCCAATGACTACGTTAGCGCAGTAGGCTAGCATGATATCCAAGGCGCTCGTGTCCTATTGATTAGCAACATGCAGTTGCCGGTTACAGCGTCCGGCGCAGGCGCGCGGTCTGCGCGCGGCTGGTGTGGCCGACGCCAGGGCTTGCTCCCCGTAATGCGAATGCAAAAACCCCGCGTCATCGCTGATCGCGGGGCGTAATGTGACAAACGGAGAGATTCTGAGCGTTGCATATCTGTACACTCTTGGGTGCACCATCTGCTGCGATTCGCCCGCAGAATATCTATAAGCTACTCACCCTACATCACCCAAACATTAAGGATAAAATCATGAAATTATTTCAGGCAGCAATTTTCTTAGCATGCTGTGTGGGAACCCAAGCTAATGCGGCCGGCATAACAGTTAATTTCGACGACCAGTTTGCGGAACTAACGTTTGCAGATACTGTACCCTTAACAAGCCAATACGAGCCGCTCGGCATAACTTTTAGCGGCGCGGTACTGCCAGAGCCATCGGTTGGCGGATCAATTCTAAATGAAGGATCAGGTTTTGGATTTTCCGCTCGCAGTGGAAGCAATTTTTTGGCGTTCAATGTCCACGACAGAATCGAAAACATCCATTTTGAGAACGCTATAGGATATGCATCGATCTGGGGCGCAAGCGCGCATTCCGGGACGTTTACGTTGAATGCTTACAACGCATACGGCACGCTTCTCGATACCGCAACAGCGAACTTTTCCAGTGCCTGGACACCCCTGAGCGTAGCAAGCGATGGCATTACTCGCCTTGAGCTGGTTGGCAACAATTCATCTTATGCTTACGACGATTTGTACTTTACTTCAGCCGTGCCCGAGCCATCTATCTGGGCAATGCTGGGCAGTGGACTGTTCGGATTGGCCTTACTCGCCCGCCGCCGCCAACAGTCATAACGCTAGCTCGGCTTTAACGCAAAAAGCCCGCGACCTTTCGGGGCGGGCTTCTATGTGCTCCAAGGCTATCTGCCAGGTGAGCGGGTTTTCCGTAGAGACGCCGGGGGCTCCCATTTGGGAACCGGTCTCGTCGACTGCTGGACGGAAATAAGTTGTAAGTAGGAATCCTATATTCTGAGTATCATTTCCGTCAAGACATTTCGCTCAAGAATTTTTGACACTGTCGTTTTTCTTGATGAGTGTGTCGACAATGGCCTCGATTGCTGCCTGCGCCTGGCGGAAATGCTGCACAAACTCCGTCGCCGGCCGGCGCGGGATACCCATTCTCGTGCACACGATTTCCGGCGGTGCGTTCCTGATGTAGCACCACCACAGCAGGATGCGGTGCTTCGTCTCCAGCTGCGGCATGCCCTCCTCCAGCAGCCACCCGTCGGCCTCGTCCAGGGTGCGACGCTCTCCAGTGGGCGCTGCAGTGCCCTCCGCGGCGTGGCGCAGGCGTTCGCAAATGACGCCGGTCTGGCTCGACGCGACCCGAGGCCCGCCGGGCTTGACCACGCGGGCCCAGTTTTCGAGGCGCCAGCCGATGTCGCGGCGTTCGTCCGTCATGGGCGCACCTCCCCAAGTTCGTCCATCAGGCGCTAGGCATAGCACCAGCCGCTCGCCCATGCATGGCTGCGCTCGTAGCTCTGCCCAGGGGTGCAATAGGGATTCCGCCAGAACTCCAGGCCGTCGATTGCGGCGTTGGCGCCCTCGTCGAAGGTCGAGCCCGGTTTGGACGCGAGCGCAGCACGTGCGCGGGCGGCGGCCTGGTCGCGGGCCTGGCGCTCCTTGCGACCCATCCACGCATAGATGGCGGTGACGCCCATGACGAGCACGGCCAGGAAGATAGCGGCCGCGTCGTGCGGGGTGATCATGGGCATGCTGCCTCCTTCAGTTTTTTGAGCTTGCCGACGTATTCGGCCTTGAGCGCTTTCAGGTCGTCGACGGTGTAGCGGCGCGGCGCCTGGTCGGCCTCCAGCGCTTCCACGCGGGCCAGGCCGATGCGCGCGATCAGGCCGAAGCGGTAATCGACCGCGTTGCCGCCCTTGTACTGGTTGTCGTGCTTCGACTGCGCGTGCACGTTGTCTTCGTGGAAGCGCAGGTGCGGCGCGCTGCCCACGCTGCGGTAGTGGCCGGCGTCGACGGCGTTGCCGGACCAGTCCAGCGGGCGGCCGCTCGATATGCAGGCGTGGCCGGCGACCTGGTCCCGCATGCGGATGAAGGCGTTGAAGGCCGTCTGCGCCTCCTTCATCCACTCGCTGCGGGTTTTCAGGCTCTCGCGCTTCACGCGGTCGGCCGCGCGCTCGACCTTGCGGGCGGCGGTCTTCTGCTTCGCCGTGACGGCCTGGCCGCGCTTGATGGCACACAGCACGCCGCATACGGTCTGCATCGGGTTGCCGGTGAATGCCTCGCGGCAGACGGCGCACTTGCGCTGGCGCCCAGCCGCACGGAGACCGGTCCGCACCATCGGCTTGCGGGTGACGAGGGTCGGCAGCGTCATGCGCCCTCCCCGGCCTGCTTGGCGAGCTGGTCGCGCAGCTGGTACCCGAGCAGCGGCCAGACCTTGTCGACGGCCTTCTCGCGCGCGATCTTCTTGCCGATGTCGGCGTCGAAGTTCTCCGGGCTGGCGCACGCGCTCTCGCCAGTCACGGTGAAGCCGTTGCGCATCACCAGCACGCAGATGGTCAGCAGGCTCAGCGCCGGCACGCCGGACCTGGCCCGCGTGGCGCCGAAAACGCCCTGCTCCGCCGTGAAGTAGCACTCCTGGGCGATAGCGAGCTCGACGTCGGATGGCTTCACGCGCGGTGCGTTCTTGCCTGCTGCCTGGATTTCCTGCTCGATGGTGGTGTTGGTCATGTGGTTCCTTTCGTGGATAGGGTTTATGCGTTTGGGCGGCGGCAGCGGCGCGCTACCTCCACCAGCCATGCAGCGAAATCAGGTGGGGAATGCTCTCGCTCCGACTTCGGCACAGAGGGCAAGCGCGGGTAGCTCTTCGTGGGCCTGATGCAGTGGGTCGGGCGGCCGTCCCGGTGCGGCACTGGCGGGAGGTCGTCCGGGTGCACGCCCACGATGTACAGCCACGTCGCCTTCTCCGCGCGGTGCCCGAAGTGGAACTGGTCGATTGCCATCGTCCAGCCGCCGAAGCAATCGGGCGCGCGGCCGGGCCAAGGCAAGAGCTGGTCGCCCCACAGGCTTGACTCTGCCGGATGCTCGAGAACGCCACCCTCGCGGCGGATTTCAGCGACCGCGAACCGGGCGAGGTCCTTCTCATCGTCGCGTGGCTTCGCAAATTGGCGCATGCGGCCCCAGGCGCGGCACGGTGGATGCGCCACCACCGGCACGCCGCCGGCGAAGGTGCGGGCGTCGCGCTCGATGTCGAACACGTCGCAGCCGGGCATGGCTTTGTAATTGCTGTCGGCGCGGGCGAAAAGGACTGCGACGTTCATGCTAGGATCGCTCCCATATTTTCTGAGGGCGTATGAAGACCGTACATATACTTGCTTCGTTGGTGATGTTGATGGTGGTGGTGCTCGGGATGCTCGCTGCAGTGCACATAATTCTTGAACTGCCGATCTGGACCCTGACCAAGGCGGCGGAATGGGTAGCGGCTATCGGAACGGTCGGAACCCTGGCAGCTTCGTTGTGGCTCGCAACCGCGGAGACTCGGCGTCGTCGCAGGGACGGCATCGAACGGGCTCAAATCATCGCATCTGCATTGGCACCGCGCCTCAGCCTTTTTCGTAGCGACCTTACCGAGGCAGCTGCACACATGCGCTTCAAAAATGAAGTCACCGGCCGTCGTGAGACGCCGCGAGGAGAAGCTGCAATGTTTTTGGAGTCCCAATATAAGGACGCTACGACGGAAGAACTTCTTGGCCTTACTGCATTGGACGGCGGCTACGCCAACAAGCTTGCTTATGCACAGTCCCAAGCGGAAGTAGTCCGGAAGCTCATTGAGTCCCACATTCTTGGCTGCGAGGAGCACGATCCAGGGCTTCCGCTTGACGAAGAAGTAGCGGAGTTTTGGGCAGACATGCTCATGGGCTTGAGCGATCGGTTTTCCGTTATCGAGATGAGATTTGCTGCGATAGCGCGGGAACACGCACGAGCGCCGGACGGTGAAGAGCTCTACGGTTAAGGTCTCTATGCTATTACCGGCTCGATCAATCCTATTGCGCAGCCACTGGGCCGCGTATTCGCCGATTTCGTTGTAGTAGGCGGTCATGCGCCCACCTCTCGGCGGCCGTCGCTGATCTGCCGCACCTGCGCTGGCGCCTGCACCACGTCAGCGAGCGACTTCATCGCCAGCAGTGGCGCGGTTGTGCCGCCCAGGCGCACGGTGTTGGCCTTGCGCTCGTCGCCGATCAGGATGGGCGGGTTTTGCCGAAAGCCCTGCTGGCTGTTATGCGCGTTTGCCATGCCGATCAGCACGGGCGGGTATTCGGGCGTGTCGTCGCGCATGCGGTAGCCGCGATACCGGTTCTCGAACTCCTTGGCGACGAATGGCCACTCCTTGTCGTCCTTCGAGCCGATCAGCACCCAGCCGCCCATGTCGGCGATGACGCGGTGGATGACAGGATCGTCGAACACTACGCACTGGTAGGTGCCGACGCGGCGCACGGCCAGATTGACCTTTGACCACGCGACGGCGGCCTGGTCGTCGGTGCGACCCTGCGTCACCTTGGCGATGTCCGCGATCTTCGGCATGAACTGGCCGCTGTCCGGGTTGCGAGCGTGCGCCCACAGCGCCTTCTGCACGGCCTCCAGGTCGTACTCGCGCAGACCGTTCCAGTAGACGTCGACGACGTTTTCGCTCAGCTCCTTGCCGTAGTAATCGGCCACGGCCAGCAAGGTCTTGGAAAACTCGATGAGATCTGCATCACGCATTGTTTCGCTCCTGTTCCTGACGTTTCTTCTCCAGCCACGCTTCCATGTTTCGGGCGGTGGCCTGCCCTGCCTTGCCGAGCTGCGACACGTTGCCGGCCGCCGATGCGGCGCGCCCAGGCGGCGGCGTCTTCGGCTCGTACACGTCGGTCCAGCCGTTTTTGGTCGAGGCGTTCAGCACGGCAGCGACGTCATGGCCGGCGGCATGGAACTTCTCCAGGTCCGCCAGGACGAGCTGCATCGCCCGCTCGGTCGGCGCCTTCCGCTTTTCCCGCCGCATGTCGAGGTATCCGGTCCAGGCCTCCAGGGGCAACCAGTCGGGCAGGACAGCGACCACGGCGACGGCGGTAGCCGGCTTGGCGCGCTTTTGACGTTTCCCTGATGGTTCAACTGGTGGTTCATTGATGGTTATGGGTGCGAAATCTGCGGGGGTGGGGTGCGAAATCTGCGGGGGTGGGGGTGCAGATTCTGCGGGGGTGGGGTGCAGATTCTGCGGGGTGCGAATTTCGCGGGGGTGCGAAATCTGCGGGGGTGCAGATTCTGCGGGGGTCCGGAACTTCGCGGCGTTGATGTGGTAGATCGTGCTGCGACCATTGCGCATCTCGCGTGTGACGATGCCGGCCGTCTCCATGTCGGTAACGTGCTGCTGTACGGTGCGCGCGCCCATGCTGCACTTCTCGGCCAGCATGGTCACGGATGGGTAGCACTCGCCCTGGTCGTTGGCGTTGTCGCACAGGGCGAGCAGCACCATCTTTTGGCCAGACGGCAGGCCGGATTTCCATGCCAGGGTCATGAGAGCGATCGACACGTCAGCGCTCCCCTGCCACACCGAACAGCGCCGACACGAGCGGGTCGCGGCGGTTGATGGCCGGGTACCGCTTCACCGTGCGCTGACGCTTCGATTCGACGTTGGGTGGAGGCGGCAGCTTGGCGCGCGGGACGTGCTTCTTTGGCGGCCGGCCAGACACTGGTGGGCGCGGGACCTGCACAGGCGCAGGACCAGCCTTCCAGCGGTACAGCATGCCGCCGGCGTCGGCGATGGGCACGGCGATGCGGTGGGCGCGGCCATCCTGCTCAAGGACGCCCAGGCGCCAGCGGATGGTGACGGGGGAATAGCCGGTCAGGGTGGCGAGCTCGCCCGTGTCGCGGTCGGACACGGCCAGCAGGCCGGCGATGTGCTCCAGCAGGTCGCCAGCGGGGATGGTGGGTGGGGCGGGCCTGGTCATGGCTCCGCCACCTGTGCTTGTGGCTGGGCCTGGGCGCAACGGTCCCATTCAGCCTGCCATGGCTCGATAGCCGCGGCGTGCCAGTTGAAGTCGTGGCCGTCGCGCGGCACGCGGCGCTCGAACGCATCGCGGGCCTTCGCTTCGATCCGTGCAATCGGGATGATGGGCGCGTCCATTACTTCACCGCCTCGTCCGCCAGCTCGCGCAGGCGCTGCCGTGCACGAAATTCCTCGCGCTCGGTGTCCGCAGCCAGCTTCCTGTCCGGGTTCTTCTTGTTGGCGATTGCCGCCTTGTCGGCCGGGCGCCACACGGCAACCGCATGGTGCTTCAGCTTCTCGCCGATGGTTGCTGATTTCGTGTCGTGGTCCATTCGTTGTCGTCCTCTCGGTTACGTCGGTATTTCGATGTGCCATGTCTGCCCCGCATCAAAGACGCATGTGCATGCGGGGCCGTGCGGCGCGGCTCGGGAGGAACATGGCCATGTTCTGGCCGTACGCTGGCCGTTCCTTCTGCGCCTGCCGGCGGCTATCCTTGCGGTCGGCCAACCAGCTCTTCGCCAGGTCGCGCAACAATGTGCTGCGCTTGATATCTGCCGCTTCGCATTCCTGTTGCAGGTCGATGAATTCATCGGCGTTGAACAGGGCTTTGACTTCGATGTTGCGTGGTGCCATGGTGGTTTCCTTGTGTTCGTGGTTCAGGACTTCGGGGTTTGGGAAATCGGTGGTGCTCGTGAGGCGCCGGCCGGATCAGCTGGGCGGCCTCGTCGCGACCTTGTGCTTTGCAGCCAGGCGCTTCAGTCCATGGGTGACTTGGTACGAAGGCCGAATGACGCCGGCCTTGCCGTTTTCCATGTCGCTGACCGACGTTTGGCTCACTCCAATCGCCTTACCAATCTGCGTTTGGGTCATGCCGGCCTGTCGTAGGCTTTTAATCGTGAAAGGGATGTCCATGTCAGACATTATGGGAACTCCGGTATTTCCTGTCAACCGGTATTCCGGTTTAGTTCCGGGCGAAAATATCGGTATGTCCATAGCAAACCGAATGAAGCTGGCCAGGAAGGCCGCGAAGATGACCCAGATCGAGCTGGCCAAACGGACCGGCTTGAACCAGAGCACCATTTCGGATCTCGAGGTGGGTAAATCGCAAGGCTCAACGTTCCTCGCTACCCTCGCGGCCGCGATGGGCGTGAACGCGCTTTGGCTGGAGTCAGGGAAAGGGCCGATGCAGGCGGGTGAGGCAGTCGAGTCTGTCGGCGCGCTCCCGCCTGGCCTCCTCTTCCGCGTGCAGGCACCGGACAACGAAGACGACGGCTACACCGAGATCCCGATGGTCAAGCTGCGGCTGTCGGCCGGGATCAGCGGGTATGAGATCGAACCAGAACGCTTTGCGGGCGGCTCCGCGAGAGTGCCGAAGGACTGGCTGGAACGGACAGGCTATACGCGTGACCATCTGATCGCTGTCCGAGTCCGTGGCGAGAGCATGGAGCCGGCGCTGTATGAAGACGACCTGGTCGTCATCAACACCGCCGACACGAAACCGATCGACGGCCAGGTCTACGCGGTCAACTATGAGGGCGAGCCGGTCATCAAACGGCTGTCGCGCGACGCCGGCCGCTGGTGGCTGATGTCGGATAACCCCGACCAGCGGAAATATCACAGGAAGGTCTGCGAAGGCGATGCGTGCATCATCGTCGGTCGCATTGTTCGTAAGGAAAGCGAGCGAATCTAATGCACTACGCTGTTGTGAGCCTGCGCGGCGTGCGCATGGCTGTTGTGCTGGTCGAACGTGGCCAGCTGGCCGGAGCGCGCTCCGATGTTTTGATTGCTGAACTGCAGGCGCAACTAGCGATGCCAGTGATGCTGGTGTCGCGCGACGGCGCGAGCTGGAAAGGCGCGAAGGCCAGGGCGCACTTCGACGCGGAGCCGTATCTGTTCGCGCTGCTGTCGAACGACGACGAGGTGGAGTGGGCAGAGCTGCCGGCGCCAATCGAGGCCGAGTTACCGTTTTGAATGCAACGCCACTGTAAGCGTCTACATTTTCGCTTGCCGGCTGGAGAATATATGTCCATTACAAAATGCCTGCTTATAGCCATCGCTGTGGTTTTTGCACATCCCGCCGTCGCGGCTCCAGTTACCGTATTGGGATTGCCGATAGGCGGCAAGTACACCCCACCAAAGCGGGAATGCAATATGGCAGAGATCGGCAGCCCGAACATTCAGTCGGCTTGTTGGGTTGGGAAGCCGCTCAAGACTGACTACGGTATCACCGGCGGGATAGAATTCGTTGGGCAGGAAAAAATTCCGCTCTGGGCTGCACATGCGATGTTCGAGATTAGTATTCGCAAAGACGGCATTCTGGATCAACTAAAAGTATCTACGCCAGGCAGCAAGGATTTCGCTAGGGTCTACGATTCCATCGCAACGAAGTTCGGCCAAGCTAACGCGATGAATCGTGGTACTAGCGCTCGATGGGCGACACCTGACGTATCGATCCGCCTACTATGCTATGACGATATCTGCCACGCGGACTTCTCATCGACGGACGTAGGTGCGGAAGCACGCAAAAGAACTGAGCAAAAAAAGAAGCAGGACGCCGAACGACCGGCCTCGGTTTGAGCTTGCTACAGCACCCCAATATTCTCGATAGAGCAACGGCCCAACGCAGTCATGACAATGATACCTATTCTCAGCACCGATGCGTTCCGAGGCCCTTCAACCCTGCTGCTGGATATGGGCGGAAAGACCGCGCAACCAGTTTTCATTGGCAGAGTAATATGGCCCGGTGATTCGGTCCCGACAGACGCGGTCGTGAAACCATACGAGGCCGGTACGTGCGGTGTAGCGAACGAAGCTATTGGTTACATCGCCAATTCATTGCTTGGCATTGCTCAGCCAGAACGAGCAGCCATCCTATTACTGACTGAAGACAGTATTGCTGGCCTGGGCTTCCCGACGGAGAAATTCATTGATAGGGACTCGGGGCTCTGCTTGTCGTGGGTGACCACACATGAGCAAGGGACAAAACCGTTCAGATATATCAGACGTACCTCGACATTTTCGGAAAAGCAGCTGAAGGCATTTTACCGCAGCCGATTTTGTCGCCAGCTCGCGAGTGTCGATCACGTGACAGGGAATAACGACCGCAACGAAGGCAATTTCCTTTATTTCGACGAACTTCATTACCTAGCGATCGATCAAGGGTGCGTTGGTGGCGGGATCTATTGGCACATATTATCTCCCGATTCGAATCCAAAGAACGAGATACGTGCACTTGCGCAGTCCGAGTGCAGCTCATCTGAATGGGCTATCTGGGTATCGGAGACGCTAACCGAGCACCAGCGGACGCAACAGACATGGGCTATGGTCGACAGCAAGATTGGAGAGATAGTCACTGATCTATTGGATGCCGACGATTTGCAAACGATAGTAGAATACATGGATAGGCGCGTTTCCGGGTCTAGACTTGCAGAGAGCTTAGGACGACTACTATGAACCTTTCCGAATTGGCACGGCGTGCACTGCCGACTCCAGAGCCAATTTTTCTGGGGAGGTGGGGCCTCATCTCGTTGCGGCCCGAACTTGGCAGTCAACAGGAGTTCATAGTCGGTGCGGCAGCGGAGATTGAAGGTGACAGCGCGCTTCACGTCAGGTGGGTGGCGTCGCTGATGAAATTAGCGCGACTGTATGGTGAGGACACGTCAACCGCTGACCTGCAAACGTTGGTTGATGGGTGCGCACGTGCGCTCGACCGTTCCACCAAAAATGGGTTTGTCAATCTGGACTTCGGCAGTCCCCACGTTAGGCTGGTGCAATGCGGCTACTTTGCTGCAGACAACATCGAAGCTGAACTTACTCAGCTCTTGAGGCGGCACGCCAACGCGATCTGGCCAGAGCCCGGCCACCGCGAAGAGCGCATGGGTGACGACTGGGCCTATGCGGAGATGCTGAAAGCTGTGGATGGAATGCGCATACCAGATAGCGTTATCATTCCTGGTAGAAAGAAGATTATTGGAAATCGCGCGGTTGATGTGGCGTTCGATAATCGGCGCAGCTATGGAGCAGTTGTTTCGGCACGGTACAGTCAGTACTCAACAATTGAACGCCACATACTGCGCGCGCAGATGAATCTAGCTGCAGCACACAAGCTCGACGGTCGAGATGGCGCCAAGCCCGCACTCTTCGTCATGTTCCCCTACAGCTCAAGCCGGCCCGAGGACGTGGACATCCTGGAAAAGAGTTCTCAGCTGTTGTTAGAAGTTGAGGACTCCGGTGTCCAGTCCTTCCCAGGCAGCGAACCAGCTGATCTAGCTCGGGCCTTGGAGGCCTGGGCCGCGGAGTAATACCGGCCACTCGACAAGCCCCGCTAGCCGGGGCTTCTTTACGTATGTGCCCAGCCCTACCCTGTGCGTTCTGACAGGGTGTGTTCGCACGCACAAAAATACCGGAATACCGGTTGACATAAAATACCGGAACACCGATAATGGACTCCATCGAAACGCGCAACGCAGCGCACCGACCGGAGAACGAAATGGCACGCATCGCAGACGACAACGAGCAGTACGAAGACACCGTCACCACGAAGGCCCGCGCACGCCACGCTGCGATGACGGCATGCGTTGCCGCCGGCGCGCCGAAGACGCTGCAGCTGATCGTCGATGCGCTGGGCCAGTACCTGGCCGACGACCAGGCGCTGGCGGAGCTGGTGCAGAAAACGGCTCGCGGCGAGAACGCGCTCCAGGCTGTGCTGCGCGATGTGATCTGGAGTGAGGCGGAGAAGCTGGCCGAGGCCGAGGCGGCCCAGGAGGCAGCAGGCCGCCGCGCCAGTGCCGCAGAAGCCCGCGCCGAGCGTGGCTTGTGGAACCACCGGTTCGCATGAAGGACGCGGTCCGCTCTCGGGCGGGCCATCAAGAAGTAGGACCGAAGCGGCCCACCTCGGAACACAACGTGGGTCTTGCCAACCGCCCGGGTCAGGAAACAGGGGGCTAGGCACGGCGTGGCCCGGTCGCACACCGTTACGTGCCGCCTGACCGGCGTTACCGGTCACCACACAGAAGCAGCGGCGCGACTTCGAGAATGCGCACGGATTGGCGGGGAGCACTGTGCACGGTGTCCGCCAAGACGAAGGGCTCCAGCAATCGGAAGGCTGGAGGCTGCTTCTGTGTGGTGAATGCGCAGGCTGATGCGCTCAAGTGCGGGAAAACACCCCTGATGTAGTTCAGGGATCGGAGGCGAAAGCCTAGTCCGCTGGAGACGGCGGAACGGTCAGACCCGTTTGATGCTCGCGAATTGACGCGGTAGCGGTGGGAAACCATCCACTCGTGAAACTTAGACCGGTTTGAGTCCGGTCAAGCCGGCGATCAGCACCGGCCACCACACGCGGGGAAGCATGGAGCAGCACAGTTCCGCGTAAAGGCAAAGCCATGCAGCAGGACGCCAGCCTGAGCGCGCACAGGCCGATGCCGGACATCGTGAAAGCCGGACCCAATAACAAACGCCGCATGCCGGCACCTGAAAGGACAGAACCATGAGCATCTTCGCAATCCTCCTGATCGCCTTCCTGATGGTACTCGGCGCGCCGCGCTGGGCCTTCTGACCGACCGCACACGGAGCAGACCATGAACCGCAAGCACACCTCGCAGTACTGGCAAGTCAGCCACCAGCAGCGCGCATCGCTGGCCGAAGCGGTAGCCCGCATCGTGCGCCGCGCAGCACGCCCGGTCCGCCTGTGGCTGGTGGCGCGGGAAGAGCGCAGCGCCGACGAACACTTCGAAGACCTGGTCGCCAACCACGAAATGATGTGTGCCTGGCTGGCCGACGCACAGCGCCGCCGCGTGCGCGCCGCTGCAAAGCGCATGGCGATCGAGCGAGGTGTCGCGTGAGCGCCCTTCGCTTCCTGCGCACCCAGTTCCGCCTGGGCCTGCGCGCCGGCCTGCCGCGCCGTGCCGCACGTGCCCGCGCCGTTCGATCCCTTTTTTCTGGCTTTTGAGGAAACCCATGAGCAACCAGCTCAACATCGAAGCGCTGCAGAAGCTGCGCGCCCCGTTCGAAACGCACCAGATCAGCAAGTTGCCGAAGCCGAAGTCGAAGGACGCGCCTAAGGGCCGTTGCGACGAGTGCGGCGGCTACCACGGGTTGCCTGCCGTGCACCTGGACTATGTCGGCCACGCGGCCCTGACGCACCGCCTGCTGGACGTTGATCCGATGTGGAGCTGGGAGCCGCTGGCGGTGGACGAGAAAGGCCTGCCGCTGCTGGACAAGGACGGCGGTCTCTGGATCAAGCTGACCGTCTGCGGCGTGACGCGCCTGGGCTATGGCGACGCCCAGGGCAAGACCGGGCCCGACGCGGCGAAGGAGCGCATCGGCGACGCACTGCGCAACGCCGGCATGCGCTTCGGTGCCGCGCTAGACCTGTGGCACAAAGGCGTGCTGGAAATGGAGCCCGAGCGCTTCGAACCGAGCATCGCGGACAAGTGGGTCATGAAAGCCGGCGCCGCCCCGACGGTCGAAGCGCTGCAGAAGGTGTGGCAGGACGGCGCGAAAGAGATCAGCGACAAGGGCGACCGTCCAGCTTACGAAGAATTCAAGGCATCCGTCGGCGCCCGAAAGAAGGAACTGGCCGCCGAGGCCGTCAAGCCCGAAGGAGTCGAACCATGAAGTTCATCGAATGCGCCCAGGGCACACCAGCCTGGCACGCGGCGCGCGCTGGCCTTATCACTGCGTCGTGCTTCGCTGACGCGGTGAGCACGGTGGGCGGGCTGACCGAGCAGCAGGCCAAGTACGTAGAGGCCGTGCGCACCGGTGCGCCGCTTAAGGACGCGAGGTCCCTGGCCTGCTACAAGTCGGCGCCAAGGTCGGAAACGATCCGTCGCGCGCTGGCCGGCGAACGCGTCGAGCAGCCATCCGATACGGCGGCGCGCTATGCGGCCGATCTGGCCATCGAGCGCATTAGCGGCCAGCCGCACGGCGAACCGCCCAAGGCCTGGGTGCTGGAGCGTGGCCACCAGATGGAGACTGCGGCGCGCATGCAGTACGAGGCGCGCACCGGCGCATACGTTACCGAGGCCGGCATCTGCGTCACCGATGACGGCATCTTCGGCTACAGCACAGACGGCCTGGTCGACGACGACGGCCTCATCGAGATCAAGGCGCCCATCGACAGCGCCAAGATTCTCGCCATGTGGCAGACCGGCGACACGTCGGAATACGACCACCAGATGCAGGGCGGCATGTGGATCACGGGGCGCGCTTACTGCGATTTCATCATGTACGTGCCCGACCTGGCCGCCGTCGGCAAGGACCTGTTCGTGAAGCGCGTGTTGCGCGACGACGCTTTCATCGACGCGATGGTCGAGCGCCTGGCCGAGTTCGACAACCTGGTCGGCCAGTACGTTGAGGTGCTGCGCGCGGCGCGGGACCGGCGGGAGGCAGCATGACCGACATCGTCCTGACGAAGGCTGCCGGCGGCGTGCTGGTGCCCGTAGATCAACAGGCAGCTGAGTACATCGCCAAGCTCAAGCTGGGCGGCGGAATAACGGCATCGGTGAAACATAAGCGCAACGTCAAGTTTCACCGGAAGCTTTTCAAGCTGTTCGACTACGCATTCGACATGTGGGAGCCGACGGAGAAGATTTACAAGGGCCAGGTCGTAGCCAAGAACCCTGAACAGTTCCGCAATGACATCACGATCCTCGCTGGCTTTTACGAGACGACGATCAACCTCAAGGGAGAGGTTCGGCTCGTCGCCAAATCGATCAGCTTCGCGGGCATGAAACAGGACGAGTTCGACAAGCTGTACAACCGCGTCGTCGATGTCGTCCTGCAGCGTGTGCTGACCACGTACGACCGCGAAGAGCTGGACGCCGTGATGGACCGCCTGATCGGCTTCTTGTGAGGGCCGGCCGATGGACCCGACCCGCATCCAGTTCACGCAGCAGCCGCGCCCGTTGGTCGAGGACGACGATAACCGGGGCCTGAACTGCCAGCCCTGCATGTTCTACCGGCAGTCGCATGCCGTGTGCACAGCGGCGGCCCGTGAGGCAGTGAAGCGAGGCCTCCGCGATTGCGACTCGCTCGACCAGTTTGGCGAAGTGGTGGTCTACGTTGCCACCGCAGTAGACCCCCGACAGCTCGATTTGATAGGAGATACCGTATGACCCGCACCACCAACGAACTGCTGAAAGTCGCCTTGCTTACCTCGGCCGACCACTTTCTCACCGATGCGAACTGCGCCGCCGTCAGGCTGGATGGACCCGGCCCCGCCCAGTTGGTCTTGGCCGGCGACGCCGACGACCTGGTCGACCTGCTCCGCCAGCACATCGCCGAGAACGGCGACCCAGCGACGAAGGCGGCAATCAGCGCCTTCTGCATGTTCGGCGCCGAACGCTTCTGGATGCATATCGACGCCAACGGTCGCCCCGGCCAGTGGGGCCGGACCAAGCCGCCCGCCGACTTCCCAGGCGCCGACCGCTTCGTGGAGTTCGAGTGCAAGCCCGTCGCCCAGGCTGCGCTTGTCGCGCATACCGACGAAAATGGCCTGCCGCCTGTGCCTCCGGCCGACGGACAGATTGCTGGCGTCCGCTACTTCAACCTGTACACGCTGCGCCAGTATGGCCGCGACGTGCTGGCCGCCGCCCGCGCCGCTGCAAGCGCACCGAAGGCAGAACTGCCGCCCACCGACGGCTGGCTGATAGACGGCAGCTTGGTCTACAAGCTGGACGAAACCGGCAGCATGAACGCCTACGAAGTCAACGTCACGATGGCGCAAGGCTCGCGCAAGAGCGACGGCCCGCGCCTGGCACTGGCCGAGTACCTGCGCGCCGTGCTGGCCCAGGCCGCGCCCGTGGCTGACGAAGTAGCCCGCCTCAATGCAGAAGTGGCATCGTTACGGGCCGAACTCGAGAGGTTGTGGAAGGCTCGCTTCTTCGTTTCGCAGGCGCTGCACAACACCTTGGTCGGCAACCAGTCCGCTTGGATTGAATGGCGGCACGGTGCCGGTGCGGAAAGCGCGATGGAGTGGATCCACAATGGCCTCGCTGGCCCTGGACTCATCCCCGAAGGCAAGGATGCGCAGGCATGGTTCGATGAGAAGCAAGACGACCGCTACGACGTGCCAGGCCGCCCCGAGTTAGCAGACGCTGTTGCCGCTGTCGCCGCACAGGTCGCGCCCGCTGCCGCCCCGGCGCCCGCCATCCCGCCCGGCTATGCGCTGGTGCCGGTGGAGCTGGCCCGCATCGGCGAACTGCTGCGCACGCAAGACAACCGCTACACCGACCAACCGATGTTCACCGTGCAGCAGCGGCGCCGGATCACGGGCCTTGATCCTGACTACGGCGACAACATTGTATGGCTGCATAGCGAGGATGATTTTGACGAGGCCGAGCCGGAAAAGGCCGCGAGCCTGGAAGCGGAATATCAGGACTCGGGCAAGGTGCCGAGCGGCTGGATGCGCACCGGATATGTCGATCAATGGGAATTCGTGACGGCCTGCTTCACGGAACAGGGCTGCAAGGACTATCTCGCTCTCGACGGCCACAACCTCAAGGAGCCGCGCATCTACGCGGACGGCAGCTACCGGAACAACGAATTCCGCGCAGTGCGCAACTGGCTGATGAGCCTTCCCGCCGCTCCAGCACCGGAGGCCCAATGAGCGCCGACCGCAAGGAGCGCCCGATCTTGTTCAGCGCGCCGATGGTGCGGGCGCTGCTCGACGGCACGAAGACGCAGACGCGGCGCGTGGTGAAGGGCTTGCCGCCATGGGAGATCACCGAGATCTGTTACGACGCAGGCGGATCGGGAAAGTGGATGCCGAACGGGCCGGCGCCGAGCGGCACGGGGATGGCAGCCGGGCATTGGCGACTCTGCCCCTACGGCCAGCCCGGCGACCGCCTGTGGGTGCGCGAGACGTTCGCGCTGTCGGTGATCGACCCGGACGGCGGCTCGCCGCAGGACGATCCGGAGAACTACGACGTGATCTACCGCGCCACGGACGCTCCCGGCGGCGGCTGGACCGATGGCGAGGGCAACAGCATTGCGGCCCCATGGAAGCCCAGCATCCACATGCCGCGCTGGACCAGCCGCATCCTGCTGGAGATCGTCAGCGTGCGAGTGGAGCGGCTGAACGACTGCACCGAGCAGGACGCTATCGCCGAAGGAATCAGCAAAACAGCAAGCGGCTTCTGGAGCGTCTACGGACAAGCTGACGTTGATGGGACGTTCTCACCTCGTGCATCGTACCGGGCGCTATGGGAGAGTATCAACGGCGCCGGCAGCTGGGACACCAACCCGTGGGTATGGGTTGTCGAGTTCCGCCGCGTAATTACCGATAAGGGGCACTGGTGATGGGAGCGATTTTCGAGATCCCGCTGCAGTCGGAAACCCTGAGTTCCGACGAGCTGCATGATATCTCCGGATGTGCGCGGAAAAACGACCAGGTAGACTGGTTCAAGCGCAATGGGTGGGTGTTCCACCAGAACCGCGCCGGCCTGCCGGTTGTCGGCCGGCTGTACGCTCGCATGAAGCTGGCCGGCATCAACCCCGCAGCACTGGCGCCGAGCGACAGCGGCAGCGGATGGCAACTTGATTTAGGGAAGGTTCGGTAATCGATGCGACCGAAGACCACGGGGGCGAAGCTGCCCCCGCGCATGATCGCACGCCGGCGCACGCTCGCCTCCGGCAAGGTGTGGGTCGGCTACTACTACAACGGGCGCGGCCCGGACGGCGAGCGCCAGGAGGTACCGCTTGGCACCGACCTGCAGGCAGCAAAACGGAAGTGGGCAGAGCTAGAGTGCGCGGAGGTGCCGCCGGACGCGACGCTGATGGGCTACGCCTTCGACCAGTACGAGCGTGACATCCTGCCGAAGAAGGCGCCGTCGACGCAACGCGAGAATATGCTGTGCCTGAGCCAGCTTCGCACGTCGTTCGGCAAGGCGCCAATCGACAAGATCAGCCCGCAGGACATCGCCCGGTACCGCGATGCCAGGACGGCACCGGTGCGCGCCAACCGGGAAATTGCGCTGCTGTCGCACGTGTTCAACATGGCGAGGGAATGGGGTTACACCCAGCGCGACAACCCGTGCAGAGGCGTGCGCAAGAACAGGGAGCGACCGCGCACCTACTACGCCGAGGCCGACGTGTGGAACGCCGTCTACAGCGCCGGCCAAGACGGGCTGCGCGATGCAATGGACCTGGCCTACCTCTCCGGACAGCGCCCGGCCGACGTCCTCAAGATGAGCAAGCACGATATCCGCAACGACGAGCTGCACGTGCGGCAGAACAAGACCACCCACGTGCTGCGCATCCGGCTGCACGTCGACGGCCAGCCGACGGAGCTGGGCGCATGTGTGGACCGGCTGCTGGCCAGGCCCGTCCAGTCCATGAGCGGGGAACTGATCTGCACCGAACGTGGTCAGCCGCTGACGGCGAAGATGCTGCGCGACCGCTTCGACGTCGCCCGTGCGACATCGGCGACTAAGGCGGAGGCGGCCGGCCAGCTCGACCTGGCGAAGCGCATCCGCGCCTTCCAGTTCCGCGATATTCGGCCGAAGGCGGCGAGCGAAATCGTCAGCCTGGACGACGCGAGCAAGCTACTCGGGCACACGGACAACCAGATCACGCAGCGCGTTTATCGCCGCGTCGGGGAGTCGGTGAAGCCGACAAGGTGA